CGCAGACTCTCTAAAAGCCTTGGCCGTGGGAGCGCCCTTGGTGCCGGGTTTGCGCATCTTTTCGCCCGATCCAGCCTCGATTCGCTCGCGCTTACGGTGAATGTTTTCGTACAGTCCTGGTTTAGCCATGATCGCTCCAAATTAGTCCGGGAGCATCATGGCCTCCCGGTGCCGTAGTAGGAGCGTCTCCCGACGAGTCCTACTTCTATTTATGCAGATTTTGGGGGTTCTTCGCCCTTCTTGGCTAAGATTTCATCCCGGATCTTGGCCCGTTTCTTGGCCTCTGTGATGGTCTCGTTGATCACAATCCGGGTAATGGCGCCGGCCAGCTCCTGGCGCTTTTTCTCGATGGCTTCCTCGTTGGATATGCCAGCCCGGTTCATTAAATTGTGCAGCAGTTTACTCACTTCTCATCTCCTTTTTAAGTGTCTCGAGCGCCTTCTTGAAATGGTAGGACCAATACTTATCAGTCACCCCCAGATCATCCGCGGTGTAACCCATCAAGTACGCCTCGATAACCGCTCGTTGTTTCTCAGATAACTTAGTCGCAATGATCCGTCTAACATCGATCAGATCGTCTCCCGTCCAAGGTGTCCACCCATCCCCATGCATTCCCGAAATGCCGTCACTGTCTTCCTGCTCCATAAGATCAGGTTCTTCATCAGACAGCCGCGGCGTGCTTGCGTTCTTTTTATAAATTGTGACGTTCATAGTTTTAGTGCGTTAAGCAGTGCCTCCTGTGCGGTCACCTTACCCTCTAGCACATCAACTACTTGGCCATCGATCGTGTGAGCCGCGATTAAATGGTGCAACAAGACTGGCTTGGTCTGGCCCTGGCGATACACCCTGGCGTTAGCCTGGATGTAATTTTCAGAGCTCCATGGCAGGTCGTACCACACAACCTGTGCAACGTCTCCCGTGTTGCACTGTAGGTTCAAACCAATGCCGCCTGATTGCGGATGCGCTAACATCATGCGCACCTTCCCCTCCCTCCATCGTTCGATATTGCTGTCTGTTAATTCTTCGGCATAAGGAAAGGCCTCCTTCAGTTTTGCTAATGCGGTTTTGTAGTGGTAGAAGACCAGCGCCGGTGCCTGGTTCTCTTCCATGATCGATTCAAGAAACTCCACCTTGGTCGTGTGCGCGAGCGCCGTGTAGCCGTCCTCGGTGTACAGCGTTCCACTGGTAAACTGCAGCAGCTTGTTGGCCAGTGCAGCGGCAGTAACAGCAGTGATCTGCTCGCCATCGATCTCGCTCACCATCTCTTTCTTCAATTGCTTGTACTGCTGCATCACGTCTTTGTCGAGCTCAATCGAATGGTAGATCTTGCTAAGTTTAGGCAGCGTCAGGTAGTCCTCGGCCTTCATGCTGAAACAGATGTCTTCAATCTTCTTTTGAATAACGTCTGCCATGTTGGGCTTCAGGTCCCACTTGTACACGACGCCCGTATGGCGGTTACGCTCCGACGCATACATGAACGTGTCGCGGAACTTTGTCAGGCTGCTGCCAAGGCGCTCGCCAAGATCCAGGATTGCCACCTGCGACCAGAGATCGCCGTAGCCCTGTGGTGTCGGTGTGCCGGTTGCGATGATGCGGCGGTCAAACGATCGCAATACTTTTTTCAGCGCCTTGAATCGCTTAGTGCTCGGATCCTTGAATCGCGAACTCTCGTCAATGATTAGGTTTTTGAATCGCCCCTCGACCCAGTTATCAACCAACCACGCAACATTATCAACGTTGATAATATAAATGTCGGCCTCTGTATACAGGGCGGTCAGGCGGTCCTTTGGTGGGCCCATGATCTTAACGACCCGCATGTCTTTTAAGTGCTTCCACTTTTGGCACTCCTGGGCCCACACCGACTCCGCAACTCGCTTAGGTGCAACCACCAGCGTCGGCCCCGAAGAGCTCTCCTTGATAATGGTGAGCGCCGTCGCAGTCTTCCCGAGTCCCGGCTCCATGAACAAGCCCATGTGTTTTAACTTTCCGGCCAGGTGTATCACACGTTCCTGGTACGGGTGTATGTCTGTCCTTGAAAGCATTAATAACTTCCTTTCGTTTGTCGTGTAGCCAGTCGGCCACCGCATATAATTCTTTTTCCGTAACGTTTTGTTTTATTGAATTGGCGACGTTGCTAATAAAAACCACGTTGCCTTTGACGTACCCAAAATCGGGCACAATCCGGTCGAGAGAGGGACTGTTATGTTTGGGTCCGTGACCGGTCTGCTGTTGCGCCCAGACAAATTCAACATCAAATATCGGACATCTATCTGTTGCTATGTTGTTAAGATGTTCGTAATCAAGATCAAAATCAATCGATTTTCTTTTTGCTCTTCCCTTTGTCACCGAAAGAAGATTTTTCAGATAACCCTTTTTCGTTGACCGAAACTTGCGCATAGATTCCCCGCGGTTGTAATGCACTGTCTACGTCCTCCCTTGAACGTAAAACTAAAACAGGAAAACCCTGTTCATTTAGATTTTGGAACACTATCTTTTGTCTTTCGGACAGGACCCCGTTTTTTGTTTTCAGCTCCACCAGGTGGATCTTCTGATTTAGGAACACTATCCGATCCGGGACTCCCGTTATCGTGCTTATCCACTTGAAGCACAGGCCCCCCATCGCTTTTACTCTTTTTATTAGATACTGTTCTATCTGCTTTTCTAACATCTTTGTCTCTCTGCACTGCGATGCCGGTTGTAATCTGTTTGACAATGTGCTCGGTCAGATACGCGCGAGATTCTTCTCCAATCTCTTCTGGTTCCTCGCCAATATGCTCAAACACTCGACAGACACAATGTGTGGCCTCGTGCGCAATCACGCCTGCCACATAGGCTGGATCCTCGTCCTTGAGCTCGTTCATGTCGAACACGAGTACGATGATCCCCTCCTTGCCGTCGGTCAGGTAGTGCGTCTCTGCAATTCCCACGTCCAGGGCTGTGGCTTTGTGCATGATCCCGTGGTCCAGTAGGACCTTTTGAAAGGTATCATTTGAAAAGCACAGCTTGATCTGGACTGGGAAGTGCCCACAGTCTACGTGGTAGTACCCCCAGTCTTTACCCACTATTTCCCCTTTTCTACGTTGGCCATCGTTTTCCGGATTTCTACCATACCGTTAACAAAAGCGCGCTTCTCGTCGTCCATGTACAGCCAGCCTCCGATCTCGTCCCGGGTCCGGTAGCAGCCCTTGCATAGCCCCGTGCTCTCGTCCATCTTGCAGACGTCGCAGCAGGGCGATGCGGAATTGGGGTTGCCGAATATGCGGTCCCAGTTACCCTCGAATTTATCCCAGTCGTCGATGGGCCGCGGTGCTGATCCTTTGCCGCCATCACCCATGTGAGCCCCCTGCCTTGTCGCGGAACTGTTTGGCCTGGTTGATGTACCGGGTCAGGTACCATTGCGCCTTCTCAAGATCCTCGATAGGGCACTCGGATTTGATGCCTGCGCGACTGATGTATTTCACAACATTGCCCAGGTGGTAGGGCAGGTTCTTGGCCTCGATAAAGTCGATGGTCTCAATGCCGCCGGCTTTGTAATGCGGTGGGTGGTTTACTAGATCAGTCATCGCTTGTACCTTTCAATAATTTCACGAACTCGTCTGCTCTTGCGCTCGTCACGATATGCGACGTAAAACATAACGCAGTAAAAAATTACGAACCCGACAATCAAAATAATGCCGGCCAAAGTTATGTAAAAATACAACCACGCTATCAGCGTGGCTGGTTCTTCAAGGGTTCCTAACATGTGTTCTTCTCCTTCATAGCGCGCCAAAAGCCATCATTCCAAGGGCAAAGGCTCCGACCAAAACAAATACTGCCATCGAAAACATCACCGCAGTGAAAGCGATTGTTTGTAATTTCTCTAAATCTACTTTGTTCATCATGTATTTTTCTCCTTTAGTCTTTCCTCAACAAGGCTCACCAAGTGCCAAATGTCTGTTTCGTCCATGTATGTTGCTGAATGTATTAACCCGTCAGTCTCGTCTTCGGTCATCCCAACCCATTCACGCTTTGGTTGTTCAATGCGTTTGCATTTAAGGCA